CATGACCCGGAGGCGTACTTTACATTCAGTACGGCGATACACCGATTGTATGAGGCATTGAAATTAGCCGGCGCATTACCAACGGTATTGCCTGAGGCCGGCCACCTCCCTCGAAAGGAGGAGGAAGAATGAGTTATTGCATATTTTGTAAGGAGATAATCAAACTCCAATCGTACGGAGTTTTTGTCGAGCAGTTTGACAACTTGCGGTTACTCTGCAAGTGTGGGAAGTCGTTTACGATTTAGAGCGAGGCGAAGCCGACGATCTAAACCCGGAGGGCTACATCTTTC